CATAGAAAAACTTATTGGCTACATATTTGAATATGGTGAGCCAATAGTTAAAAAATTCCAAGAAGGATGGGAAAAGGTTCAAGGCGCGATTGATCGCAACAAAGAGAATTTTCAAGAATTTATTGCTATTTTACAGAATTATGTATTGCCAATAATCGGCACAGTCTTTAGCAAATTCTTTGAATTGGCATCATCAGTTACAGCCAAGATCATTGATGTATTTGGAAGCATAGTCGGAGCAATCACCCCAATAGTCAATTTCATTATTGATGCAATCAACACCACGATTCGAGCCTATAACTTTGTCACCAAATCCAATGTTGGATTGTTAAACAAAATTGGAACTGGTGGTGGAAGTGGTGGAAGTTTCTCTGAAAATAGCGGTGGTGGTTTAAGAGGGGCTGGATTTGTTGCTGGCCAGAGTGTTATTGGTGCAGGTGGTTCAGGGTTTGAAAATGGACAATTTGTTGGAACCGGTGGCGGCGGTGGGTCTGCTTCGCAAACCGGAGTAATTGGAAGCATAGGAAAATTAGATCAAGCATTAGGTAGTTTGCTTACAAACTTTGAAGAATTAGATTTTGCAATTGATACTAACCAATTGACTACCAAGCAAGCCACAAAACAATTCAATAAACTATTGGATCAGTTCATTGGTTTGGAAGCAATAGCCAATCAAGTAATTTCATCAAATAGAGTTATTGGCAGCCAAGATTATTCAGTTCCAGCAGGAACTCCTATTGGCAATCCTCCAATCAATATAACAGTCAATGGCGCACTTGATGCTGAAAGCACAGCTCGCCAAGTAGTCGATCTTATTCAACAATCACAAGCTAGGGGTGGGGGAGCAGTATTGCTTCCGTTCCAATGACAGTCTTTACTCCATCATGGAAGTTAACAGTAAATGGAGTTGATTACACAGATGTAACAATTGCTAATGTAAGCCATAATGCTGGGCGAAAAGACATTTACAGTCAGCCATCAGCATCATACTTGCAATGCTCAATTCTTGCTTTTAATGGTCAAGTTTATCCTTTTGATGTAAATGATGGAATTGCTTTACAGGTCAAAGATTCGACCAATACTTATGTTAGTTTGTTTGGTGGCAATATCACAGATCTAATTGTTGAAGTTGGCGAAACTGGTCAAGCCGGAACTGAAATTAAATACACTATAATCGCTTTAGGAACATTGGCAAGACTTAGCAAGGAAGTCTATAACGGCACACTTTCACAAGATTTTGACGGCAACCAAATGCTTGCTTTACTTGCAGCAGCTCTAACTAATTCTTGGAATGAATTACCAGCAGGGGAAACATGGTCGGCATATGATCCAACTATAACTTGGGCAAATGCTGAAAATGTTGGGTTGGGAGAAATAGATACTCCAGGGCTTTATGAGATGGAAAATCGTGGTAGTAGCCCAGATACTATTTACAACATTGCTTCACAAATAGCCAAATCCGCTTTTGGTTATATGTATGAGGATAACCAAGGAAACATTGGATATGCCGATGCTGACCATCGCCAAGATTACTTAACAGCTAATGGTTATGTTCAATTAACTGGAAATCATGCCATTGGCAGAGGATTAAAGACTGCTACAAAATCAGGCGATATTCGCAACGATATTTATATCAATTATGGCAACAATTTTGGATCTCAAAAAACAGCGACCAGCCCAACTTCAATTGCTACTTATGGGTACAAATCTGAAACGATAAACAGTTCAATTCATGATGCCACAAATGCTCAGGAAGTTGCAGATCGATACATTTCTCAAAGAGCATTTCCATTAGCTGTATTTGATACAATAACTTTCCCAATTACCAGTTCAGAAATAGATGATGCCGATAGAGATGCACTTTTAGGCATATTCATGGGACAGCCACTTTACATAACCGACTTGCCAATTCAAATTTCAAATGGTGAGTTTGAAGGGTATGTTGAGGGTTGGTCTTGGAGTAGCAGTTTCAATCAATTATTCCTGACGATCAACTTATCCCCAGTTGCCTTTAGTCAGGTTTCTATGCGCTGGAGCACAGTGCCAATTGACGAGGCTTGGAACACTTTAAGCAATACTTTGACATGGGAATACGCTACAATCGTAGCCTGATAATAGGAGAAAAATGGCAACCACTACAAATTACAGCTGGGCAACCCCAGATGACACCGCCTTAGTCAAGGATGGTGCAGCAGCGATCCGATCACTTGGATCTGCTATTGACAGCACAGTCTTTACAAATGCAAGTGCTGGAATTGCAAAAACCATTGTTGATGCAAAAGGTGATCTTATTGCAGCAACCGCAGCGGATACAGTTTCGAGAATTGGCGTTGGAGCAAATGGAACAGTTTTAACTGCCGATAGTGCCGAATCAACAGGATTAAAATGGGCAACACCAGCAGGTGGAAAAGTATTGCAAGTAGTTCATGCAAACACTTCATCAACAACAACTATTACCTCAACATCATTTACTGATATTGGGCTAAGCGCAACAATTACACCTTCATCCAGTTCAAGTAAAGTTTTAGTTATATTAAACATTTCACAATGTGCATCAAGAAACACAAATGTTATTGTTGATGTTCGCTCTCAATTATTGCGTGGTGCAACTGTTGTTCCTACTTCTGGACAAATGGTTAATGGTATTTCTGCCGACATTAGCACAGATACTGGTTCTCAACAGATGTATGGATATGTAGGAATGTCATTACTAGATACCCCAGCAACAACTTCAGCAACCACATACAAAGTTCAAGGCAGACTTAACACAACTGCAAGTTCTGCTCAAGCTGTATTTAACGGAACTCAACAAGGGCCGACAAGCGTTTCATCAATTACTCTATTAGAAATCGGTGCATAATGGATGATTTAGTATTAGCAATTAGAAGCCTTCGCCCTGAGTCAGAGTTTTCTTATACAGATCACGATTACTCAACAATCAAATGGGATGTGCTTGATGGTGAGCCACCAACTCAAAAAGAAATTGATGAGGCTTTGAAAAAAGTTAAAGCGGATAAAATCAAGGCAGCGAAAGAAAAAGAGATCAAACGCCAAGAAATTCTTGATCGTCTTGGGCTTACTGCTGACGAAGCAAAATTGTTGCTTGGCTAATGAAGCCTTGGCTATCAAAATCTGCTGTTCAATTTAGAGAGCAAGTAGATGATTCCTTCCCAGAGCGTTTGCGTAAATCTGATGGGTGGATTGGTGATTCTCGACATAGCGCACGAAAAAGCGATCACAACCCAGATGCAACAGGATGCGTGCGAGCAATTGATATTGACGCTCGGCTTTCTGACGACAAAGGGCTTTCAGCATACTTGGCAGATCAAATTCGACAATATGGGAAAACCTCTAAGCGCATCAGTTATGTAATCCACCAAGAGAAAATTGCTTCACCATTATTGGGCTGGCGTTGGAGAAAATACAAAGGCATCAATAAGCACAATCATCACATTCATATCAGCTTTAATAAAGACCAAGACAACAATTCAGATTTCTTTAACATCCCACTACTAGGAGGCAACGCATGAAACTAACAAACAAACACAAGGCTGCAATCAAGTCATATCTAAGAGCTGTGGCTGCTTCCGGTATTACAGTTGCATTGGCAATTGTTGCTGATATTCGACCAGAGTTAGCAGTATTGGCTGGAGCATTAGTTGCACCATTAGCCAAGGCATTAGATCCAAAGTCAGGGAGCGAAGCTGATTATGGACTTAATGCGAAATGAGCCCAAACGAATTAGTCGCCTTTGGCGTTGGCGTATCCGCAATCGCAACCAGTTTATTGCTGGGTCTGCGCTGGGTTATTAAGTCTTATTTATCAGAACTCAAGCCAAACTCAGGTTCATCAATGAAGGATCAAATCTCAAGACTTGAACAGCGTGTCGATGACCTGTTTGTCTTAATCAGTAAGCGATAATTTTATTTATGGCGAACACACGAAAAACCAATAAACGGAAAAAGATCAATCGTCGAGTCGTTCGCCAATCTCCTGATCCGTTATCTAAATTAGATCAACATTACACAGCTTTACATGAGTGCTATAAAGCTGCCAGAAAGGCCGGATTCACACCGGAGCATGCTTTTTGGTTAATGACTGAACACAAGACTTTCCCTGATTGGATTGTGGGCGATGGTGGGATAATCCCATCCATAGATCCAACTGACGATGAGGATGAAGATTAATTAAAGCCAATCGTAGGTATCTTATAACGCCAGATTTACAGATTCCATTGCACCATCCAAAGGCAGTTTCAAATCTGATTAAAATGGCAAGGCATGAGAAATTTGATTTTGTATTAAATCAAGGTCAGAAAATTTATTTGTTTGAGTTCCTATTATTCTAAATTCTACCAAAGTTTTATTATTTACTTCAATATTTTGAATTTGCGATATTATATTAAGTTCTATAAAAATATCATTAACTACATCTAAAGGAACTCAAAACCGATTTAGATCGGTCCAGATGGGAAGCTTATCAGCGTAAAACCATCAACCAACCAGACCCTAAGGCATCAGTATATTTTACTAACCTGGGTCTACCTATTGTCGAGGAAATTGACAATTAAACAAATATTTATTACTATTTATATACATAATGATTAAACGTCGAACCCTAAAATCCGGTAGAACTGTTTTTACTAAGAAACGTTCAGCCCGAGTTGCTCCAAGAACAAAAAGAGCAATTCGTAAAGTTGTTAAAACTGAAATTCAAAAAGGCGCAGATCTCAAGCACCAAGATATTGAGGTCTCAGGAGATGCTATCTCCAATTCAGGTACATTTTATAATCCAACTGCTATAGAACCAGGGGATGCCTTCAATCAACGGGATGGGCTAACGATTATGCCTACATCGTTCGAATATTCTTTCGCGCACATTCTAGGTGATACTACAAATTTTATGAGGATACTCATTTTCAGATGGTTGCCCAACTCATCGATTAATCCACCAACCGTGGCGCAGCTATTAGCTGATTCAACATTCCCATATTTGTCTCCACTTAGTGCACCACAAAGAAATCAATTCAACGTATTGTATGATAATACTATTTCATTGCACGCTTCTCATCCTCAGCAAGCTATTCGATTTTCAAAAAAACTTGCTGCTAAAAAGGTTCTTTATGATTCTGGCGCCGGAGTAACTACCGGAGCAGGCAAAATCTATATTCTTGTAATTTCAGATTCAGGCGCAGCGACGCATCCGTCAATCACAGGGTATTTTAGGTTAAATTATCATGATTAAGATTATCAGCGATAGATTCTATTATACGAG